TGATGCTAAGGATACAATGAGGATGGCTAGAGAGGATGGTGGTGTTCCTTTAAAGGAAAGATATTATGCTCTTGGAGTTGTTGAAAAATTATGGGGTAAAACAATTAAAGAAAAGGAAATTGCAATTAAGGCTCATGCTGAGAAGCGTGAATCGGTTGGTCTTTTCGCTAAGTTATTGAGAGGCGCGATGTCGGGTGAACTCTCTATGAAAGACGTAGAACTAATGAGAAAAAACTGTGGAGGGGAATCAGAACAACCTGAACCTGCAAGAATTGAGGTTGCTGCCGAAGGATCTAATTAAACAGCAACTTGATTATTTGGAGACGATTACAATGGGACGTGAAGACCCTGTTTTTTTCTCTAGCAAAATGTTAGGGATTGATCTTTATGATGAGCAGAAAATATGGATGTGGGCGACTACAAAAACTCAGAAACAGAAATGTTATGAATTAATGAAGAAAAAAGGATATTTTTTCAGCACCCCCGAAAATTTAGAATTTGATATTGATATAATCTATAACGATATCAGTAAACATATCTTGGCAACAGCTAACCAAATTGGAAAAACTTTCTTAACTTCAATTAAGCATATCTGGTCTCTTTATTATAAAATTGGATTAAGAGTTGATGCTAAACATATTGACATGGCGGAGTACAAGACTCTTAATATTTCTCCGCACTCTGATCAATCACACAAGTGTTATGAATATGTTCAGAGAATTTTGAGGGGGGAATTAGTTTTTTATGATCCGGTCAATAACACAAGTAAAGTAAATGTAGTTCACGAAGTTATTGAAGGATTTCAAGTCGGTCAGAATGAAAATCTGGGAGAGTTGAAATTTGCAAATGGATCTATATTTTTCTCGAAGTCAGCTTCTCAGGATAAAGCCACCGCTCGTGCCGGTGAGCAGTTCGGATATATATCTTTTGATGAATGTGCGCAGTCACTTCACTTACAGTCTGAAATTACAATGTTATTATCACGTATTATTAGGTATGGATTCTGCTTTGATCTTATATCTTCTCCTGAAGTCGAGAAACCATCTCATCAGGCTTACTATAGATTAGTAAAGCAGGGTAGTAAACTTGAAAAAGGTTGGTATGCTTTAACTGGAATTACTCTTGATAATAATGTCTTTATTCATCCGGAACAGAAAGAAAAAGCTAAAGAGCAGATTAGAAGTACTGACGTTCAGAAATTTAAACAGATGATCGAAGGTAAATTTATCTCGATCGGGACTAGATTCTTTCCGTTGGAAGGTGTTTCTCAGATATTTACAAGAGAACCTGTCTATAGAATGGAGACCGGAAACCCCGGAAGACTCTATCTTTTGATTGCTGACTGGGGCATGTCAGATACCGGAGATCCTTCCTGGTTTATTGTACTTGACTATACTGATTATTTGAGCGATAATAAAATCAAAATAGTATTCCACCAGAAACTCGTAGGAGGTAGTCCTACAATGCAGCTGGCAACGCTGAGAGTAATCTATCAAAATTTTGGTGGAGCTGGAAAAATTGACGGTGAAGGTAATATAATATGGCATCCAGTAAAGTTTATTACTGATACTAATTCTTTAGGAGGAATTATTATTAAAAAGATGTTATTTGATCTTCATCCTATCTCATTCGATTCACACGCAAATCAAAAAGATCAAATGCTCGCGTCATTAAATGAAGTTGTAAATTTCAATAGAGAATTTGTTATAAATCAATCTACTGGAGAATTAACGGAAAAGGATCCTGATGGGAGGCTATCAAGTTGACGATGCTAAGATCGAACAAGATGCGGTGATGACTCTTGGTATGGGTGTCTGGTATTTAGAAAGAAAGATACCTAAAAAAACCAATTTAAAGATTGATTTAAATCCAAATTCACGATATAATGAGATTAGAGGCATAAACTAATAAATATGAATATATTAGATTCCATTTTAGGAGGCTATCAAAAAACTGATGAAGAAAAAGATCTTGAATCTTATATTCAAGACATGGATCAACAGCTTGAATTTGAGAACTCTGAATTTGTAAATGGTGATGGAATTTATGTGGGAACTAAAATTCTTAGAGAATTTTATAAAGGAAAGCAATGGATATATAGAAAAGAAGGAGGAGCTGCGATGAGGACATATAACTACTGCTTCTCGGTAGTTGAAAACATGACTTCATTTTTAGCCAATGAAACTCCTGAGATTTATTCAGTCGCGCGAGATATTTCTGATCCGATTGAAAGAGCAAGGTCTGAAGGAATAACAGAATATTTATCTGAGATACATAGACTTAATAAGCTTCCTATACAATTCCAGAAAGGTGTACGTATTGGATCTCTAACTGGGATGACTTTTATATTTGGAGCTGTCTATGATGAGGCTACTAAAAATATTATTTATCAGGTTGTTGAGAGCCCTGAAAATATTAGATTAATCTGGAGGGATTCTAATTTCTCAGCTTTAGATGGATTTATTAATAGATATAAAATTTCAGTAAAATCTTTTAAAAGAACTTTCAAGAAACAGATTAAAGAAAGAAATATTGATGTTGATAATTTAAAAGAAATTTCTAATTCTAATCCTAAGGCTGAAGGAGGTCTTCATGAGCCATCTTATAAAAAGGCTTCAGGAACTACTACGGTTAAAATGATTGAGATTAGAGAATATTATGATGATGAATTTTTCATGTCTCAAGTTGTTGATGGAAATCAGAAAGTTTACAATCTTGATTTCTTAAAACACGATTACGGATTTGTACCTGGAATAGCTATTCCTAATATTCACATCCCTGGGGAAGGAAAAGGAACTTCTGATATTGAGAACGTTCTTGATTCTCAGGTTGCTTATAATGAATCTAAATCAAATGAAGAAGATATAATTCGTCAGGTTGCATTCACCGCTTTATGGGGAAAGAATCTTGATAATTATTCAGTGATCCAAACTGGAGTGGGAGCAATATATAATTTTAATGATGAAGCTGAATTGAATGCGATGCCTAGATCAGCTAATCCTTTAGTGTTAGAAAATTTTGAAAGAGGAGTTCAGGGAGATTTAATAAATCTTTCTGGTCAGAATCAAGCCTTATATCCGGGAGGAGCGAAAGGAGTTTTAGCTTCTACTGGAAGAGCTCTATCAGTAATGATGCAGGGAATTAATAATAAAGTAAGCTTAAGAAAGACGTTCTGGAAAGATGCTCTTGAAACTTTGAATAGAAATATTCTTATCTTGACTGAAATGAAAATTCCTGGAGCGAAAGAATTGGTTGGTGGAAATTATCGATCAGATGTATTTATTAGTTCTGTTTTATTAAGAGATGTCACTGAAGAAATTAACAAATTTAATGCTAAGCTTCAGTCAATGACGACTACTCAAAAGAATCTTGGAATTTCATCTCCTTCTGGTGAGCAGAAATTAATGAAGGAAGAATTAAAGGATCTCTGTAGAAATATCAAGACAGCCAGGATTATTACAGGCTGTTATTCAACAAGAACTTCAGGCGATGATGGGTAATCAACCAGAAGGAATGATGCCCGGAGGAGAGGAAAATCCTGAACAGGCTATCATGGCTGGAGGAGAAGGAGAGGCTGCTGGTAAACAACCAGTCGCTACTCCTCAGCAAAGAAATGCTACTACTTCTCCGGAAGGAGCTGTTAGAGCTGAAGATCAAAGAAAAACTGGGGCAACATTAGCAAGATCAACAAGATAAAAATATGGCATTTAACACAGCTACAGATAAGGCAGCAAAATTAACGGTCAATTTAAAAGGCTTAATCGATTCAAAGGTTACTGCCTTACTTGCTGTTCGTAAAAGAGAAAAAGCTATCTCTGAAGCTAAGTTTCAACAGTTAGTAATTGATAGTGGAATGAGTTATGATTCTCAATTAGAATATAGAAAGAAACAGATTGATGAAGAAAAGAAAAAAGATAATCCTGACAAGGATTATATAACTGAATTAAACTCTTCTGTTACCGATCTTAGGAAGCTTAATAAATATAAGAAAATAAATTCTGATTATTTAGATAGTTATAATAATTTAAAAGATGGTAAAATTAGCCTTGAGCAACACCTTGGATTATTAAGGGATCAATATAATGAAGCTCCAGACGAAGCTGGGAAAGCTGAGATATTGAGCGAAATGTCTAAGGTTAGAACGCAGATTGCTGAGGCAGAAATTAATACCTTGAAAAATCGTGTTTCACTTGCTGAAAAAGATGGAACTGTTTCAACTCTTAACAATGCTATTCAATCAGTTTTGACTAGAAAGTCTTTTGCTGATCTATCTGGTAATACGGAAGAGTCTTCAGCATGGGATGTAACATTGGCATCTCTTAGAAAGCAGCTGAACGAAACTAACATAAACAACTCTATTCACGATATTGATTTTAATCTTAGTAGAAAAGGTGGAACTTCAACTAGCAAAATAGATTTATTAAATGATGAAATTTCTAAGGCTGATACAGCTACTAAGGTGACCATAAATGGTACGGTTTATAATTCTGCTAAAGAATATTGGGAATCAAAAAGAAATAATTATATTGCTGGAATTGGAGATGATAAAAATTTCTCAAGCTTCTTTAACGACTTTGAGACAGAAGTTAAAAATAAAATTGATACAGTGTCTAAGATTAATACTTATGGATTCGTTCCTGTCACAACTATTCAATCGATTGGAGATACTTATAATTCATTAGCTTCAAAACCTGAATTTACTAATTACAAAGATAAGCTTAATACTTCAAAAATTAGTGCTTTATCTTATGGTGTTGATAAATCAGCTTCAGCTCTTATTACTTCTTCAGTTGAGACATTGAATCTTGATTCCGGTATAAAGGCTCTTGAATCGTTAGAGTCTAAATTTGGAATTGATTTATCTTCTAATAAGGCAGATTTAAATAGTAAGATTATTTCTAAGGGATCTCAACTTCCATCAATTAAGGAAGCTACCGATGTTCTAAAAGAGGTTGGAGCTACGACTCCATCTGAAGAGGTGCCAGAAAAATTAACTCCTGAAGCTATAATCAAGCAGAATAATCAAGTTCCTGAGGGTCAAATATTTAACAAGAAAGAAGAAGTTCCTGTTACCACAAAAGTTATTCCTCCGGCTTCAGCTGCTTCAGATGTAGTTCCTAAGAAAGAAGAAGTTCAATATAATGAG